TACATTCAGGCTGGTCCCGGCGCGCTTCAAGGTATGTAGGGGCTTGCTGGACTTCGCGGCAATGCAGCGCAGCAGGCAGCCATTGAGCAGATCAAGCAGGGAGCCCAGTTCCAAGAACTCGCCAAGCAAGGCGAGCAAGGTATTCTCCAGAACGCATCGGCTACCGGTGGACTTCGCGGCGGCAATGTTCAGGCTGCTCTGGGTCAATTTCGGCCCGCACTTCTTAATCAGCTAATTGAGTCTCAGTACGGAAAATTGGCTGGATTGACTTCTCTTGGATCTACATCGGCGGAAAACCTTTTACGCCTTGGGCAGGCTTCTGCCGCAGGAGTTGGCGCAGCCGGCCAGCAGTCAGCGCAGAACATCGGTAATCTGATGGTGGGCCAAGGCGCAGCGCAGGCTGCTGGAACTATTGGTGCGGCAAATGCTCAGGCTCAAGGACTTGCTGGAATCTCTGGATCGATAAACTCAGGAATCCAGAACTACTCGATGATGACTGCTGCAAATAAGCCAGCCGCAACAACTCTCTATTCTGGGATTGGTACCGGCGGCTTCTACGGCAGTGAAGCTGCGGCTTCTAAGGCTTATGGTGGCGCTCCGGTTAACTATACTGCGCCCACTGCTCCGGGTGGCGCAGGTGGGTGGGCTATCGCTCAATAAATAATTCTATGGCTGGACAATACGACTACACGGTTAATATCCCGCAGCCTCCGGCGCAGAACTTCCTACAGAGTTTACTGGGGATTCAGCAGCTCAAGGGGCTTCAGCAGCAGCAGGAGCTTTCTCAGCAGCAGGCCGGCATTCAGCAGCAGCAGGCGCAGTTCGCGCAGGAGCGGCAGCCGCTGGAGTTGGCCCAGATGAGGGCGGCAGAGAAATCTGCACTAGCATCTGCTGCAAGTTCTGAGTCGATGACCAATGCTAGAAACTACGACCTTGGAAAGCAAAAGGAACTAGACACTAGGTTGCAATGGCTTTCAAAATCTGAGAACTTTACGGTAGACAATCTTCAGCAGGCGGCAGTTGAGTTTCACAAATACGATCCAACACTTTTTGTGCGGGCGGGAGAAATTAGAAAAGCAATTCCTGCTGAGGGGCAGCTTTTTCTCGATAAGACATCAGAAAAACTTTTGTTTGCAGGTGTTACTGGCAAGAAAGATGACGCATTATCCGTGCTTGATGAAAGCATTAAGGCTGCTGAAGGAAGTGACAAGTTCAAGCAGTATGTTCCTCAGTTACAGGATCTGCGCACTAAGATTGATGAAAATCCTGAGAAGACCCAATCCCTTATAGCCATGTCTCAGATTGTGTTTCGTGGGGACAAAGGTAAGTCTGTTATTGAACAGATTGGGGAACTTGCAAAAACTAAAAAGATTGAGGCAGAGACAAAGAAGGAAGATGCAGCACAAGAAGGTCTGCTTCTCGACAATCGCATCAAGCAGTACGAGGCAGATAACGGGATCTCTCTGGCCGATATTCAGAAAAATAAAGATAAGATATTTGAGGTTGAGGCGGCAGAACGTGCTCACGTTGAGTCTAATCCATTTGTGCGAAAGTACATTGATAGCCGCACAGCCTTTGAGATGATGAAAGAAGCGGCTCCAAATGCATCTGGAGACGAGACGCTTTTGACTCAGTTTGTTAAAATGGGAGATCCTGGATCTGTTGTTAGTGTCACAGAAAAGGGAGGAGTCAAAAATGTTACTTTGAGTGATTACATCGGATCACTTCAGGCAAAGTTGGCAAATAATGGCTCGCTTAGTGATGCAAAGCGCAAGGAGTTAAAAGATCAAGCATTCAAAATGCTTCAAGCTCCGCAAAAGCAATACAAAGAGTATCAAAGTAATCTTGAACCTGTATACAGGAAGCGAAATCTTGATCCCAAAAATATCTTTGTGCTTCCAAGCAGTGAACAGCTTCTTGAGGATGCAAAGAAGCAGGCTGCTGGTCCTGCTGGCGCACCCGGATTGCCCATAAGCACTGGCAACATTCCTGTGGCTACTTCTGGACTCAACCCGGTGCAAGCCGAAATGCTCAGGCGTGGACTTCCGTTAAACAAATAATATGGCTGACCTGTCTACACTGTCAGACGCAGAGTTGATGGCTCTGTACAAACAGCAACAGCAGCCAGTAGAGGTACAGCCTCAGGATCTGTCCAAGCTGTCAGACGCTGAGTTGATGGCGTTGTACAATCAGCAGCAGGCTCCTACCGGCGTGCAAATGCCAGTCGAGCAAGCCGGGATGCTTCAACAGCCGATGGGCAACGTCGAACCGCAAGCATCTCAGCCAGCACAGATCGCAGCTGGGGCGCTTCGAGGCGCAGCTACGATTGGAGCCGGCGCATTGGCTGGTGCTGCTGTGGGAGCGCCACTCGCTGGCGCTGCTGCCGTCGCACTAACTGGTCCTGCCATAGAAGGCATTAATCGGATATTTGGAACAAACTACAGTAAGCCTGATGAGGCAATGCAGCATCTGCTGACGTACCTTGGTGTCCCTAAAGCTGAGATGTCGTCTGCAAAAGTTGCTCAGGCAATGACTGGAGCAATCGCAGAGACTGTTGCTGGTGTTGGTGTAGGTAAGGCTTTAATGGCAGGTGCCGCTCCGACCTCGTTAAGAGCAGTAGCTGGAGAGATGCTAGCATCACAGCCCGGTCAACAGATGGCTGGAGCAGCGGGAGCAGCAGGTGCTACTCAGATGGCTGAACAGGCTGGCGTTGGTGTTCCCGGGCAAATACTGGCCGGCCTTGGAGGCGGCATGCTTGGCTCGTTTGTTGGCGCAGAACGGTCTTTGGTAGGAGCAATGACTCCAAAGGGACTTCGCGAAGCAGAGCAAGCTGGCATTGCGCCGCTAACATCACAGGCATTTCCCCCGGAGACTCCGCTTGAGAATGCTTTAGCAAAAGTTAGAGAGCTTACTTTTTTTGGCACTGGCAGCATGCTTGGAAAGCAGGAGAAGCAAAGACGGCAAGCTGTAGAGACTCTTGTAGAAGACTTTGGGGCAAACCTTCCAAGCACAGACTATTTGCCAGAGTTGACTAAACAGCTTACTAACAGGCGCAGAGACATCGTCAACAAGTTCTCTGCAATGAAGATGGATGTCATCAATAAGCTGTCTGCTACTGGCAAGCAGCCAAATGTTGATCGGACAGTACAGGTTGTTGATGACGAAATCAAAAGGCTACGGCAGATCAGTGATGTTGGCTACGACAAGGCCATAGCAGAGCTTGAGTCGTTTGGCATGGATGTGATGGGTAAAGGTCTTAGTGATCTTGAGGCTCGCAGAAAGCTGCTCGGGCTGCAGTTTAAGGCCCCGGAACTAGCCACTGTTAGCGAAGAGGGAGACAAGTCCGTTCGTAAGATTTATGACGCTCTTCGTGAAGACATGGGTGATTTCATTAAGACAGAAGGTGGCAGAACAGATTTTATCAGATGGAAAATTGGAAACAAAAATCTGTCTGACATGGCAGACGAGCTTCGTGATGGAACCTTGAAGAAAGTCCTCAACAAAGGAGACATCACTCCTGAAAAGGTTCGAGAACTGTTGTTTTCACAGAACAAGAGTTCAATCCAAAGGCTCTACAACAACCTTGACTCAACGGGCAGGGCTACTGCAAGGGCTGCTGTTATTCGCAAGGCAGTTGACCAGGCTGGCGGTCTTGATGAGTTCACGCCCAATAGGTTTCTTACTCAAATTAAAAAACTTGAAGATGAAACAGGAATCATGTTCAAGGGAGATGAGAAGAAGCAAGTTGAAGGATTAACTCGCGCTCTAGCATTTACGAAACGAGCTGGAGATTTTGCAGCAAATCCTCCCACTGGAGCACAATTTGTCCCATTTGGGATCGGAGCTGCTCTTGAGCAAATGTTTGGGCCAGCAGGAACTGCTGCTGCTGTTGTTGGAACAACTGCTGCCGTAAGAGCATATGAATCCAAGCCAGTTCGAGAACTATTGTTAAAACTGCCTTCAATCAAAGCAGGATCTCCTGAAGAATTTTCAGCAATGAAACGCCTTGGAGATGTGCTAAAAGCACAACAAGCAAAAGTCGAAAACAAATCTCAACAGGAGTCCCAGTAATGTCCTCTTCCATCGTATCTCCATTCCCATTCTTCACGGACCTCACAGGCGCTCCCCTAGAGGGCGGCTACCTCTATCTGGGGCAAAGTAGCCTGAACCCAGAGACAGCCCCTGTGAACGTGTTCTGGGACGCTGCACTGACCATTCCTGCGGCGAACCCGGTACGGACTGTGGGCGGGTATCCCAGCCGGGCTGGCACAGCCAGCCGTTTGTACGTCTCGACCAACACCTATTCGATCACGGTCAGAAACAGAAACAGCGTGCTCGTGTTCTCGGCGTTAAACCAGTCTAACAGTATCCACATAGCGTCAGTGACGACATTCGGTGCCATTGGAGACAACATTGCAGACGATACCGCAGCTATTAACTCTGCCATTGCGTACTGCAACTCTTTGACAATTCCTGTTGTTTTGCAGTTTCCTTCTGGGTTCTACAAAATTACTGGTGCATTGACTCCTATAACATCTGCGACAGTACTAACTGGGGATTCTTTTCGCGGCACAATTTTGTTTCCGCAAGGAAACTTTGATGTCATTAAATTTACGGGAAGCGGAGCGCGTCAATATGGAGGCGGCATTGATTCTCTTCTACTTGACTGTCAGGGAATGACAGGCGGAATTGCTCTGACATTGGATTGGACACAGGACTTTGTTGGCAACTTCTATTTGACAAACCCTTGGAACGGAATTTATGTTCGGCAGTCTGGAAATGCTAAGTTCCAGTCTATGACAATTGACAAGGCAAGAGGGACTTATTGCTTTAAGGCTTATGGATCAAACACGGCTAGAAATAGTGAAAACGATAACTGTGATATTATTGCTTTTGAAAGCGATTCTACTTTTACGGGCACATACACTCCCGGTGATCCAATTCCATTGACAAGTGGAGTAATATTAGATGGCAGAGTACATACAGTCAGCTTTGGCAATCTGAGGTGTTTGAATATGCTTCGAGGATTTGTGTGCCTTAATAGCGATTCATTAACTCAAAAATTTGTGCCTAGTTTTATCTATGGCACTTGCTTAGAAACAGAAAACACATATTCAGAAGGGGTTTTACTGATAGCGGCCAACGTGTTTCAGACTGGTCTATTTATTGGAACAGTTGTTTCTGAAAGCGGAATGAAACTTGCTAATCAAACAACGCGAGTAAATATTAACGGATGCAATATTGAATCCTGTCATAAGAGTGGAATCGTCATTAATGGATCAATAGACGTTTCAATCAATGACCCGTCTATTTTTAGAAACAACACATACGCAGGACATCCAAGCGGGTTCTCTGCGGTAGAGATTCTTGCTGGAGACAACATTGCAGTCATCGGAGGAAGATGTGGAAAGCCATCTTACGACACATATACTGAGAACCAAGAGTGGGGCATCATCAATGTTGCTGGAACAAACGTAAGAGCCACCGGGGTTGATCTGAGGGGCAATTACTCTGGGCCTAGTGCTGGAGACATTTACTTCAGTCAGTGCCCCGGATCTCCAATCATTGCTCCTTCTACTCCTTCTGTAGGCGCATCGCCTTGGACATACACGGCAGGGGCGACTCCAGAGGCAATTTCTGTAAATGGAGGTACTGTAGCTCAAATCTCAATTCAAGGAGTGCCTTTATTCACTCAAACAAATCAGCTCTTCATACTTCAACCAAACCAGTATGCTGTTATCACATACAGCTCTGCGCCTACAGTTCGTTCACTAAAATTGGTTGGATAACATGAACCACCTCGCTCACCCAGTCATCGCTCTCGTTTTGCAAGCCATCATCGGCCTCGCCTGCGGTGACTGGTGGACTGGTGCTGCTGCTGGCTCATTCTACTTCGTTGGGCGCGAGTATGCTCAAGCCGAGTACCGCAACATCGAACACAACTACGGTGGCTTCCGCCGGAACATGCCGTACTTCGGCGGGCTTGAGCCGAGAGCTTGGACGCTGAAGGGACTCCTTGACTTCATTTTGCCTTCCATTGCGGTCGTCGCGGTGGCATGGTTGAAATCATGGATTGGATAAAGACCATACTGCCGACGATTGGCGCTCTCTTGGTGCCCGGCGGCCCAATGATCGGAGCTGCCGTCGAGGCCGTAGGCAAGGCCCTGGGGCTGTCTGATGCCACAGAGAAGAGCATCAAGGACACACTTGCCTCTGGGCGGCTCACGCCGGAAGCCATGCAGGCTCTGCGACTGGCCGACAACGAGCTGAAGCTCAAGCTTGAGGAACTGGGCATCAAGGCCGAGGAACTGGCCGTTAAAGACCGTGGCGATGCTAGAGCGATGCAGACGGCGACCGGCTCATGGGTGCCTTCGGCGCTGGCTGTTGTGATCACAACGTCCTATCTGGGCATCATCTGCGCTCTCCTGACAGGGGACATGAAGCTGTGGTCAGACCCAACCTTGACGCTTCTCCTGGGCGGGCTATCCAGTGGGTTTGCCGGGGTTTTAGGCTTTTATTTCGGTTCGGCACACACCCAGTCCGGGGATAAAAAATGACGGGCAAAACCGCCATGATCCCTCTATTCCTGAATCTTCTCTCACTCATTGCTCCTACTCTGTGGGTGCTCGGTTCCGGTGCTCTTGGCATCGGTATTGGCGCCTACGGCCCGCGTCTCTTAAAACACTTCAGCCATGACCATATTGCCCGTCCCACAAATTCCAAGAATGCAGCAGCGTTACCTCAACGAGGTGCCGCCCGCCGGCCTAGTGGTACTGTCAAAGCCAAACCGCGTCCTGCCCCCGGCAGGACAGGACGGAAACGGTCTTCCACCTGACACGATTATTCCTTACAGTGGCATCTACGACGAGTCTGGGAAGCTCCCAACTCCAGCCTCAAACCTCACATTTTTATCTCATGCTTGAAAATAACATCGAGGAAATGGTGAAGGTTAACTTCGTAAATCTGGCCGCGTTTGCTGTCAGCATCAGCGACTTTTCTGAGATCGTTAAGTTGCTCGTAATGATTGCTTCACTTGTCTATACCGTGACAAAGATCGTTCAGACTGTGCAGGAAATTAAAGCCAAGAAAAAATGAGTGACTTTGAGAAAGCTTTGAAGTTTGTGCTGGAGCACGAAACCGTCTACGCCAAGGGGCACTACGGTGATATGGACTACGCTGTGGTCGAGAATGAACCCGGTGACTCTGGTGGGAAGACCAAGTTCGGCTTAGATTCTGCAAGCCATCCAGAACTTGATCTCGACACACTTACGCTTGAGGAAGCGTCACTTGTGTACAAGCGAGAGTACTGGGAGCGGGCGCACTGCCCGCAATTGCCATGGCCCCTTTCACAGGTGCAGTTTGATGGGGCGGTAAATACTGGCGTCGGTCAGCAAATGAAGTTCTTGCAGCGGGCCGCTGGCGTTAATCCAGACGGCGCTTGGGGACCAAACACCAGCCGAGCGACTGGAAACATGATCAGTGAGATTGGTCTAAAGGCTTTGTGCATTGATGTTTGCGACAAGAAGGAAGAGTTCTACAAGAACCTAGTTTCCAAAAAGCCGAATCTAAATCGGTTTCTTCGAGGCTGGCTTAACCGGCTCAACGATCTTCGCAAGGACTGCAAACTCGCATAAATAGCTGCAAATCAACATAGAAAAAGCGCACTTAAAAATAGTGCGCTTTTTTTATTGCGCTAATTTTGAGCGTACACTATCTCTGCTTACGACATGAAAAACCTCCAAATGGATGTTCGCGGTGTCGTTAGAAAGTTCGGCGGTAGAGCGCAGCTTTACAGAAAGCTGTGCGTGGCAAAAGTCGAACTAAGTCACCGGACAATAGATAATTGGATACACCACGGGATTATTCCCATGCAGCGTTTCCTTCAGTTAATGGCCCTCGCGAAAAACGAGGGGTTCACACTAAACCTCAGAGAACACACAAAAAATGAAAAAACTGACAGACATGACAGTGCGGGAGTTAGCAGCCGAAATAGAGACGCTGCGGTGGCTCCAGCAGGAGTACAAAATCAAAGTTCAGCACGCTGAACTGCAACTTCTTGAGCGTACCTCAGGCGAATTTATCGCTGAAATGGTTGCTCGGGAAAAGAACCACGGCTCGATCTCAAAGGAGATTGATGGCATCAGCTTGACCTACGAGGTCAAACAAACAATTTCCTGGGACCAAGAGAAGCTGAAGTCTCTTCGGGAAGCTCTGCCGGTAGAAGTGGCTGACAGACTAATCAAGGCCGAGTTCTCCATCAGCGAGGCTGTCTTCAAAAACCAAGTCGATCCCGGCTTGATTGACGCTTTGGTGGACGCTAGGACGACTAAATTCGGTGTTCCCACAATCAAACTGAACAAAAAAAATGCTTAAATTCACAAAAGCAGATGACCGCAAGAAAGCGGCGAAAGATAAGGTGACTATGGTCATCTTCGGCCCAGCAGGGGCCGGTAAGACAACGCAGGCGCGGACGCTTGACCCAAAGAAGACGCTCTTCATCGACTTCGAGGCCGGTACTCTGGCCCTCGGGAGAGACTGGGCCAAAGACAACGTCTTCGACGTTCGAGGCGTAGCAGGCACCGTAGGGTGCCATCCGTGGGAGCTAGCGCGTGCAGCGGCACTCTACATCGGTGGACCGGATCCCTCGGACGCAACCGGCTCGTACTCAAAAGCGATGTACGACCAAGTGTGCGGCATGTTTGGAGATCCCAAGGAACTCGACCAGTACGACACGGTGTTCGTGGACTCGATCACCGTAGCGGCCAGGGAGTGCTTCAAGTGGTCACAGACCCAGCCTGATGCGTTCAGTGAGCGCAACGGTAAGCCGGACATGCGCGGAGCCTACGGGCTCTTGGGGCGGGAGATGATGCGTTGGATTACGCATCTTCAGCATTGCTCCAAGTCCATCATCATGGTCGGCATCTTGGACCGCCAAGAGGATGAGCTGAAGCGTGTAGTGTGGGAACCTCAGATTGATGGCTCTAAGACCGGCAGGGAACTGCCGGGGGTCTTCGACGAAGTGCTCACACTCGCTAATTTGAAGGCGGAAGACGGCTCCCTTTATCGGGCGTTCGTCTGCCGCGAACAAAACCCCTACGGCTTCCCTGCAAAGGACCGCTCGGGGTGCTTGGACCTAGTCGAGGAACCAAACCTTGCCAAAGTCCTTGCAAAGATCCGCGCTGGAAAGCGCGTTGACAGTCTCGTAACAACCATTCCCACTCAAACTGCTTAATTATGTCATTCTTTTCACCTGAAAGTTCAAACACCGGCTCCACTTCTTTTGACCTTATCCCTGCCGGGGTACTTGCAAAAGTCGTCATCATCGTCAAAGAGATCAAACACTCCCAGAGTACTGGGGCCAAGTTTATCGACTTAGAGATGGTCATCGATGGAGGTCGCTACGACCGGCGTCGAGTCTTTGGCGTCATCTGTGACCCGTGGGATGACAAAACCAGCGAGAAAGCCAAGGAGATGGCCGTTGGTGCCATCACTCGGATCATGGAGTACATCGGCGTCTTTGATCCAGCGAAGCCTGAGAGCTACAACGCTTTCAACTCTGCCGGAATCGAAGAAGTTGCTATGGCGATCAATACGAAGACCGCTGGCATTGTCATCGGCATCAAGAAGGGATCCAACGGCTACAGTGACCGCAACGAAGTTAAGGAGTGGCAGTCGCCAAATCCAAAGTCGAATGGCTTCAAGTCATTCACTGCGGCGCAAAGCGGTAAAGAGACGATGGCGGCTCCGGGCGAAGCAGCAGCGCCAGTGTCATCGCCCCAGCCACAGCCAGTAGCGGCAGCAGCGCCGCCATGGATGAAGGCTAAGTAGTCAAACGCCTCCTGCACTGGTTCAATACAAAAACGAACTAGCCAGTGTAGGGGGTTTGCGGTAAAACACAAACGGCACCAGGGGTGGTGCTCGCATCGGGAGTGCTGCGCAGGGAGATCCTGCGAGAAGGTTATTTTATTTGTACCTTGTGAATCACTCGTTGCGTTTTCTTTTATGATTCTCAGACCAAGACAAAAAGCATTTGTAGAGAAGTGCCACACGGCACTGGATGAATACGGAGCGGCGCTCGGAGTAGCGCCGACAGGGGCAGGCAAGACGGTCATGCTCTCGGCTGCGGCCAGCCGCTACAAGCGAACGCTGATTCTTCAGCACCGGGACGAACTAGTTTCCCAGAACCGGAAGACCTTCACGGCCATCAATCCGCGCATGAGAAGTGATTTCTTCACGGCGGACCGCAAGAACTGGGGAGTAAACGCCACTTTCGGTATGGTGCAGACGCTCGTCAAGGAGCGGAACCTTGCGACCATGCCGAGCAACCTTGACTTGCTGGTAGTAGACGAAGCAC